CATACTTTTATAAGAAACCAACTTCTATATCTATCTCGTTTCAAACCATGCTTCATTCCCATAGTCGCAAAGACTGGTAGAAGATGATATGCCCTTGCATAGGCTTGGACTACCTTTTTAACATGATTGTATTTCTTAAATGGATAATTAACATAGTCATGTCCTGATAGAATCCCTCCTGGTCTAACTTTCTTTAACCAATAGTGAATATCCTGAGTAACGTGTAAGAAGTCATGGTTTCCGTCAATATAAACAAAATCGAATACATTATCATCACATTCTTCTAATGCTTCCATAGATGTTTTTCGTAAGACCAGACAATGATAATGAGCTAATTTTTCACTCGTTTCTTCATACCGTTTATCAAAAAATTCCTGCTTTTCTCCTGATTCCGGCTGTTCACCCTTTTCATACACTCCTTCTTTCCACGGATCAACACAAACTAAATGTAAATTCGGAATAGTCTTACATAATATCTCTGCAAATTCTCCCTGATCTGTTCCTATTTCTACACCTTTGGTAAATCCTAATTCATCAAATAGTTTAGATAACTCAACGCTCCCTATTATAGGAAGATCAACAAAATAATCCCGATCAAGAAGTATATTATATTTTTTTAAAATATAGTTTAGTGTGTTCATACGTTATAATAAAACCATGTTGACGATCCTTGTAATGTATACATATAGAACGTCTCTAGCTGTATATCCTGTATGTGTTTATCAATAGCCCTTTTTACTTCTAAACCGACATTTTTATGTTTTCTGGTTGTATAGTCATGTCCACTGACAATACCGCCTTTTCTGACAATTTTTGACCATTCTTTGCAATCCTGTAAAACATAATCATAGGCATGGTTTCCATCAATATAGACAAAATCTAAACTTTCTGGCTTAAAGTATTTTATAGCTCCCATACTGGATTTCTTTATAATTTCTACATTATATGGTGATAATCTTTTTATGGTATTTCTATAATTTATATTGAGAACTCGTTGATCCTTCATGTCTGCATATTTGTGATAAACCTTCCACGGATCAATACAAAATAATTTAACTCCAGGATTATTCTTACAAAGAACCTCTGCATACAATCCTCTATCTGTCCCTATCTCTGCACCAACTTTAAATCCCAACTGATGAAAGAGAATTGGTAGACTATCCCGTGTTTCATTTATTTTAATAATTTGCATATAGTTCTTTCCAGTTGGATGGCCAGCTAGGCATCGGCATAAACCGTTCTACAAATTCTTTAAAACCCTTTTGCCGTACCCAGTAATGTGCTACATCGTTATATGTTTTCTCCGTATGCGCTTTATCTTCATCATATCCTCTATCTCGTGAGTCTTGGTGTAAATGTGCGTACCATGTCTTCTTATTCACCATCACTTTACCACCTTGTAGCCAATTCTTTAACCCTAACCATAGAGGTTCCTGTGCATGACCATAGGGGTCTTGGATAGGGAAGCCTCCTAACTCAAAGAACCGATCCTTCGTCATAAACCATCCTGAACCATGTATCTGAGGGGTTTCATCGGTCGTAGGATGACTGAAGAGACGTTCTTTCGTTCTTTCGGGCCAATGACCACCTGCCTTGAATCGGAAGCCTTTTGGGTCAGTATACGGGCATGATAAATAGAAGTAATCATAGAACCGTTCATCCTGCCACTTCCACGTCTTTCCATTTAGTACATAAAATCTCGGCATAACAATCCAATTATCCTGCATATTCTGTTGCAGGATCTCATCAAAACCCTTTCCAAATGCACAATGAGCATCGGATTTATAAATATATGTACCAGTAGCCATAGCAGCAAGAGCGTTTATATTCGTTTTTATGCCTACATTACGAGAGAATCTAAGAACTTCTATATCTTTAAAATCATATTCGGGTACATATTCTGATTTTCCATTTAACCCGACAATGACTTCATAGTCTCCTGTAGCACTACATTCAATACTCCGTAGAGTTCTTTCAAGATTCTCTTGTTTCTCACCACACGCTGGTATAATAATTGAGACTTTACTCATACCATCCCATCCCTTTCAGTTGTTCTCTCCAATCAGAAGGCCAACTTGGCATATTTGGAAACTTCTCATTGATAAACCAGTCAAATGGATGGATCATATTTGGTTCCTGATTATTCAACCAGTGCTTTGCAGACCAACGGGAAGCCTCTACCGTATCACTGGGAAATGTATAGAATCTCCCGTACCTATTTCCTTTATGGAGATGTGCGTACCATGTAAGTTTATTTACCATCATCTGTCCGCCACCTAACCATGTCTTAAACCCTATTTCCTGACTTTCCTGAGCAAATTGACCATAACCTTCTTCTCTTAGACCTCCTAAATGCTTCCAGAAGTAATCCCGTGTCATAAAATAACAACTTCCTTGCATACTTGGAGTGGCATCTATTTCAAGTGTACTCTCCCGTTTCCACGGAACGCCATGCATCCCATCATCGTGTTCTTTCCCTTTACGGGGAAAGTCTATATACATATAATCAATCGGATACTTTCCATCAGTCCGTTCCTCTCTTTTCCAGTTTTCAGCGTCAAGTGCATACCTACGGGGAATTACTACAAAATTCTCTTGCATATCTTTCTTTAAAATTTCATCAAATCCTTCACCAACCATACAATGGTCATCTATTTTCATTAAAAATTCTCCAGTAGCTAACTTAGTACAAGCATTTATTCCAGCACGCATACCAATAGGTTTGTTACCATGAATATAACTAACTCTTGCATCAGTTGATAAAGGTTCAGGCCAAATCTGTTCTACATTTACAATAACTTCTATATCTCCTTTTGATTTATCTAAAATATCTTGAATAGTTTTGGCTGCAAAAGGAGAATTATAATTAGGTATAATTACACTTAATTTCCCTTTTATCATATCCAATAATTCCTTTCTGCTTCTTCTCGTATTTTTAAAGCATCTTCTAAACTAGAATAACGACCTAAATTATAACTTTTATTATTAAAACCAATTCGTGCTTGCCATTTTTTCCTATCTTCAACCCAAAAAACGCCTTTATATCCCGACTTATTTATTTTAGATAAGGGTAAATTAAATTGGTTCTGTTGATTTGTTACACTTCTCAAATTACTTCTTCTATTATCAAGTTTATTTCTATTTATATGGTCTGTATCTAAACCATCAGGAGTATTGTTAATTAAACGGTGCATTGACCAATGTTTAGTTATAGGTTCATTATTATCATTTCTTGCATAAAATGATCTAATAACATATCCATCTTTATCTAAACTCCATTTCCATTGACTTAACCACTCAAAATCTGAGTTGTCTACTAAGACAAATTTACCTTGAGTAAGTCTTATTCTTTTCATTAACAGACCTTCCAGTCAATACCTTCTAGGTCTCCTGAATTTACCAACCATTTATTAAATACCCCTTTCGTGTGAATAGTGAGCCACCCATCAGCTAACACTCCATACTCATTTACATCGTTCCATGATTTCCGTGTAATCTTGTGGCCTTTCATAACTTCACCGATTGCTACAGAAAAATCCATGAGAGCTTCATCTGGTTTCGGTTTCGGAGTTAGATTGAACATACGTATCTCCTTTCTTTGATAATGAACTAGCTACACCTTCTTTTTGTACTCTCCTAAGATACTCCCAAAGAGCTTGACGGATATGTGCTGTTACGGAACCCCCAAGAGCCTGAAGATGTTCTAACATCGCTTCATCTATAAGGAAATGAAATTGTTTCATGTACCTAGTATGTACTAACTATAGGGAATATGTCAAGTATTAACTTGGAGAGGCAGAAGCAGAACTACTTGGACTCAGAGATGCTGAAGGACTGAGACTGGCGCTTGGTGATTGAGAAGGACTAGCACTGCTACTTGGACTCAGAGATGCTGAAGGACTGAGACTAGTGCTGGGTGATAATGAAGCGCTTGACGATGCACTCGCTGATGCACTTGGACTGAGAGAGGGAGAACTACTCGCACTAGCAGAACGACTAACCGAAGATGAGGCGGAAGAAGATGGACTTTGAGAAGCACTTGGACTTAAAGAAGCAGATGAACTGGCAGATGAAGACGAACTCCCCGAACTACTTGGTGAAATACTCGCTGATGGAGAGATGCTTTTTGATGCACTTCCCGATGAGCTAGGTGATTTAGATGCACTGACAGATGAACTTGCACTTGATGAAGGACTAAGGGATGCACTACTTGACGGACTAGAACTTGCTGACGGACTTAAAGATGCAGATGGACTTTGACTAGCTGAAGATGACGCACTGGCTGAAGCGGATGGTGAGAGACTTGGTGAAACTGACGCACTGGATGATGAACTTTTCGATGCACTCGAAGATGAACTAGGTGATTGAGAAGCTGAAGGTGAAAGACTTGCACTCGGTGACAAACTTGCACTTGATGAGGAAGAAGGCGAAAGAGAGGGTGAATATGCAGTATCGGCAACGGTAATTAAACTCCATGTAGCAGATGTTATTGACCCTACATTTTCATATAAGGTTCTTCCCCCCTGTGCTGATAAAAGTTTAAACAAACCTCCGCTTAAAAATCCTGCATACCCTGTCGGAAGTGTCGGCCCTTGTGCATGAACAATATTTCCTGCTGAATCTTTTAAGAGAATCTCATTTTTTAAATAAGGCTGTAAAGCAAGTAAATACGCAGTATCACTTGCTGTTCTCAACATAGCAGGAATAGCCTGTATTCTAACTATTTCTGCTTGTGTTGCTCCTGGTAAATCGGTAAGTATTTCAAATGCCGTCATATTAACCTTTCCCTGCTAAATATACACTAAATACATATGCTCCTGTTCCGGTTAATGTTATCTTTAGTCTAATATACTTTCCGAAGTTAGAAGCGAATTTAACTAACTGATGTCCAGTTGTCGTTGTTACTTGAGTAAATTTATCTGCACCGGAAACTAAATCATCAAAATTCTTTCCATCTGCTGAACCCTGTAGGTTAATATCTAATGTTGATCCTCCGGCAGTCGTTACATTTAAAAAACCAATAAGTTCGGAAAATGACCCAACATCCATAACTTCTGTAAAGAATACTCCAGCTCCGGTCATGGAGATAGACGTCATTGGCCCCGTCAAAGGAGCACCATCCCGTAGGCTAGGTATAAATATTCTATTATCTCTAACAGATAACATATCTCTTTAGTGGCGCTGAGGAAATGAGAGAGGAGCGCTAAGGTCTTTAGAGTTTACCAAACAACTCAGTGAGAGCTTTTCGGCGCTCGTCTACTACCTTAGCACCATAGACGTATAATGATTTATATGCTTTCCCAAAGTTTCCGATGAGATCTTCCATTCCAGTCTCAGTAAGTCCAAGAGCAAAGGTAATGGCTGATTTGTGTCCGGCCATAATATGCCATCCGTCTGTTTTATTTCCAATAACTCTCGGTGATTCATAAACTTCAAATCCTGCTAGTTTCCCTCCAACTTTCCCATTTACAGAGAGCTGTTGATAGGCTCCTGGTACTCCAGAAGGATTAAAGTTTGAATTGAGTTTAATAAGCGCTGACACTTCCGGCGGAACAACTACCCAACGATCTTCAAAAGGAATCTCGTTGTTCGTTAAGATAACCTGTAGTTGATTCAATTGATCGAATATAGATGAACTCGTCATCTGTACTGGTGTTACTGCCTGAATTGTATAGGTTGCTCCCCCACCAATTGCTCCGCCTGTATAGGGAACAGTTGACGGATCTTCTACATCGTCAGTAATCGTTATAGACGTTGCTGAAGAGTATGCTGATACAAGATACCAAGATGAATGTCCTGCTGCTTTAAACGGTTTACCTACCATTGCTGCGGTAAAGGTTGTTCCTGATCCCGTTACAACACCAGTCGTTGCAGCAACTGAAACCGTACCAGTATTATAATCTGTTCCGATTCTATTTCCTGCTCCTGCTTTATTCCAGAATCCAAGAACGAATGTATCAATAACCTTTTTGAGTTCAAGTGCTGTCTGAGCTAAAATTGTCCCTTCTGGATTCTTAATGTAGGAACGGAACTTATCATAGGACTTCACTCTGAAGTAGAAATCCTTTGCCTGATCTGTCGTAAGTTGTCCTGACGATTCAGTAAGATCATCTACCGTCATTGTCGCCCCTGTATAGGCATGAGAGAGAATCTTACCGAATGTCATGATATTGAGGATTGAGGCTTTATCTTTTACTTCACCTTCGTAGTCCTGATTCGTAATAGCTTCA